AACCATTGTTTTCCTCCGACTTCTCAATATTTAAAGCATTTTTTATATTATCTTTAGTCTCACTCTTGATTTCATCAATCGTTGATTCTGGGTTATTTATGGCATTCTCAGAAGCTATTTTATCTGTAATCTCATTCGAAATAACATCTGCATTTTTCTTAGATGCTTTTTTAATAAGATTCATATATTTTTTATACATCTTGGTATTTGCTCTAACTGCTTTACGATTGGGTTTAGTTCTCTGAATTGAGTTTATCTTATCAAGAAAGAATTCCACATTTTCAGATTCATATGCCTTTACAGAATCTTTTGTTTTAGAAATATAATAATATTTATCATAAAAATTAATTCTCAACTGGTTTATACCAAGTTTGACAATAATTTTGTCTCTTTTGTTATCAATAATTTTTTCATCAAGCCAAGTCTCTGACATTTTAAATCTCCATCCAATTAAATTTTAAAACAACCAACAATATAATATCACATTTTTTTGAATTTTCAAAAACTAAATTATTTCTACCAGCATATCATTTTCAACAATATATCTTATAAACTTAGAGTATTCACCATCACTGACATCGTAAGATATCGATAAAACATAATGTGTCTGACCATTTATTTCTTCTATAATAGGATAAGATACTGATGCACACCATTCATCCAACAATAGTTTACCATACTTATTAATAACATTTAACATACCATCCTTTTCAACTGCACAAACACCAAACATAAAACCATATGCAACATCATAGCTGTACCCGTTGAGTTTTTCACCATTTTGATTGAAAAACGATACCCCACTTTCATCAATACACATGAATACACATTCATTTTGAAAATAATCAATAAATTCGTAAACTGGTTGTATCAACCATTTATTTTCTCCAAAATTCATCGCTCCAACCTTTCCGTCCTCTACGCTTCCATCAATAACAATAACTTTGTCTTTAATAGTCCTAATTACATAGTGTTCAATCATTGTTCAACTCCATTAATAATATCGTTTAAATCTTCACCTTGAAGCCATTTCCTACGCTCCAGACTCGTTTTCTTATCAAATAACACATAAATCATTTTATCAAGATTTTCAATATCTTCAATTGAAATGACTTCAAAAATCGGCTCATTAATCATCTTTGAATATTCCTCTTTATTCAATGAACCCAACCCCTTATTATATTTTATCTTCCAATCGGAATATTTATTTTGCACTTTAAGAAATTCACCGTAATCATAAAAATATTCATTTTTACTTCCCTTTGTACACACTATAATTGGAGAAAGAACCTTAACAATTCTTTTCTGGTGATACAAGTGCGGAAAGTATTTATAGAAAAATAACATCAGTGTAATTGCAATATGATTACCATCAACATCAGCGTCTGTTAATATTGCTATTTTATCGTAGTATCTTGAATCTGTTTTTTGACCTATCTTCAACCCAACTATATTCATTAAATCTGTTAACTCTTTATTCTCTAACATCTTTGATAACGGTGTGTTATAAACGCTCAGAACCTTACCTCGAAGTGGCATTATTCCATGTTTATATTTATTCCGTATGATTGGGAAATGTGATTTTGCCGAATCTCCCTCAACGAGAAAAAGTATTGTGTCCTTTCTATCTTTATCGATGGCATCCATGAATTGAGCGATTCTTTTAACATTTTTTAAATTTTTATTTATACCATCGATTTTTTTCTGAATTTTATTATCGTTGAAAGCTTCAACAAGAATATCAATTTTTGATTCAAATTGCTCATATATTTTTTTACAAATTGCATCCAAATCAACTTTATTATTAATGAAATAATCTCTAACTTCTTTTTCTGAATTTATTAATTCTGTTTTTGTTTGGGTGTTAAATTCTGGCTTTGAAAACCCTGTTATAGATAATGCAAACATAAAGTTATTAAAAACACTTGATATATTTTTAAAATCTATTTTATGTTTTTTGTTGATTTTCTCTTTTATATATTTGGATAGTTCATTCTTTAACACCTTCAAATGTGTTCCACCTCGATGTGTGTCAAGACCATTTACATATGAAATATCTGATAGTGTGGTGTTGGTAAAATAAACATATAACTCTACACCGCCCTTTTTATAAGAGAAAGTGTCTTTAAAATCCAAACAAGACCAAATTGTGGTTGTTATTGGAACAGAATTAAAAGTAAATTTTATCTTTGGGTATATGGTATTTAATTCTACCAATCTTTTATATAGGAAATCTTTTATAAGCATCACATCCAACAACTCTGAACCCTCAAACTGTTGCATATCAATTTTAAATTCTACAGTTGTTCCTCTTGTAGAACTTTTCTTTCTTATAATATCAATCAGCCTACAATTATTTTTACATGTGAGTTTTGTTATATATTTTCCATCTCCAGTTTCAACAACAAAAGACTCTGATAAATAATTTGTGAGGGTACAACCAAGACCGTTCATCCCAACACTAACATCTCTATCCCAATTTGAACCAGCTTCTCTTTCACAAAAAGCTAATTCTGTTTGATATTTTCCTGTTGCTTCATCTTTCTCGGACGATATTCCTCTACCATTATCTGTTACTTTAATTGTTCCATCTGACATAATTGAAACATCAATTTTTGTGCTGAATTTACCGTCTGTTTTAAGATACTCATCAATTGAATTATCAATTATCTCATTAACTATTTTAAAAAATCCCTCGTTATAGGGAACTTTCTTAAACACCATCTTATCGGATTCTATAACCCATCTTTGCTCTTCAACTGTTTTACTATTTCCAATATACATTGATTTTCGTAATAAAACATAATCTATCTGACCCAGTTTCGTAACAGTTGCACTTTTCATATAAATCTCCTAAAACAACTAAACACATATATTATATCACATATTTTTGAAAAAATCAAGCTTTTGTTGATGTTAAAATTGAAAAACCATCTTCTTTTGAAACAATATAACACTCATTAAATAGACTATCAAGTGTATAATCATGTGAAATTATTATTATATTCTTATCGAAACGCTTGAGTGTCTCCAACAAAAATGTTTTATTATCTTTATCAAGACTCGTATCAAGAATTTCGTCAAAGAACAGAAAATTAGATTTAAACCCATAAAACTCTTCAATAAATTTCAATAATCCAAACACAAATGAAAAATTCACAATCAGTTTTTCACCGTTTGAAAAACTGGCATATTGAATGTTTTCACCAATTCTATGAAAGAAAAATTCACTCAAATCACTCTCTATCTTGACTTTTGCGTTAAAGTTAAACTCTGTTATATAATGATTTATATACTTATTAATCTGTTTTAAAATAATATCATATATATACTTCTTAACACCGTCATCATTAAGTGTTTCAATGATTATTTTATTAATATCCAACACTTTACTCAATTCTTTACCTTCTTTTGCCAATGATTTTATATCTTTTTTAATATCTTGTAATTTTTCATTGATTTCATCAATTATTTTTGTTGAATCTTCTTTTGCAAGCCGTTGCTTTTCAATAAATGATTCTTTTGTTGTCTGATTATTTTTAAGGTCTTTTCTTAAATCTTTAAATTTTAATATTTTTTCATTTAAATTTTGTATTTCAGCGTCCTTTTCTTTTTTAAGAGTTTCTTCTTCATCTATATTTTTTTGTGTTTTTTTAATGTTTTTTTCTAATTTGGTGTTATTAGAAGAAAGGTCTTCTATCTTATCTTCCTTAAATTCTCCTGTTATTGGTTGTGTACATGTGGGACACACATCATTTTTTTCAAAGAATGATAATAAATCAATATTCTGTTTTAAGAATATTTTATTCTGTTTTAAATCATTTATCCACACATCTCTTTTTTCTTCTATTTTTTCAATATCAGAATTCAATGCTTCTATATCCAATTTTAATTTTTCAACATTTATTTTTTCAATTTCACTATTAATCTGCTTTATTAGTTTTTCAAGTTTGTCTATATCATTTGTATAATCAGTTGATTCTTGTAATTTTTTAATATCTGTTACTTTTTCTTCATAAATTTCTCTTGTTTTAATCTGCTGTTCTATTTTATTTTTTAGCTTCTCAACCGTTGCAGAA